TGTCCCGCCTTTCGACCTGAACGAATTGCAAATCCGGGCATCTCTTTTTTCTCACCCGTTTCCGGATTGGTGTACACACCCCATACCATCCGCATCTGCGGCTCCATCTGATTGATAATGGCCTGATATGATTCATCAGCAGTCAAGTCGCGTCCCAATCTCCATCGTTCGCGCTCGGCAATACGTTCTCGATCCGTTTTAGGTTTATGGGTGTCATCAAGGCCCATTCCTGACTGACGAAACCACTTGTACGCTTCAGGCGTACCGGGAACCAAACCTTCAGGAGCCTTATACGACGACAAGCCATGCTTATCCATTTTAGTCACCGCATTGGCGTATATCCGTGCCTGCTCGGTCGGGTCTGTCGCATTGCTGGCCTGCATAAAAATACCTGCAATATCCTTCTTGGCACTCTCAGACGCCTCCCGACTCTCTTGGGCTTTTGCAACATCCAAATACTCTTGACGCTGCTGCATTTGCTGATAAGTGCTTAATAACTTAAATGCCTCTGCCGGACGCGCCTGATCCGCCGCGTACTTTGCGGCCAGTGTTTTGGCCGCCTGTCCCCCGATATTCTGTGCGGCGGCGGTCCACGGCTGTGACATGGCAAGACTGGACTGCGCTTGCTGCTGTCCACGCTGACCAAGCAGGTTCACAAGGTCCGTCGATCCGGACATCGGTCGATTTAAGAGTCGTGCCATAATAGTCTTCCTTTATGCCGGTCGATATGATCCCGGTGCGGGACCTTTTTGCTCCGCCAAATACCGCTTCCATGCGTTTTCTTTCGCCTGCTGACGCTCAAAGCGATCTTCATCAGCCCGGAACCGATCCCATGCCCGGTTGTAATCCTGCGTCCGAGCCGTGGGAATATTTCCTGCCTCCAATGCCCATTGCTGAAACTCTGGACGATACCGGCGCTCTTCTTCCCCTAGCTCCAATCCGTATCGTCCTAAAACATTTTCACGACCGACATTGTAAATATCCTTCGCACGTCCATAGCCGGTCTGATAATCCCGCTCAAGGTTCCGACGCGACCGATCATACTCTCCCGCACGACGCCGATAGACATCTTCATAGCCCATCTCGCCCATCTGCTGCCCATAATTCATCAGATCGGTATACGTTTTGCCTGACCGCAAGACACCCTTCGCGGCGGCACTTGCTTCTAAGGCCTTCCGTCCTTCCTGCATCCGCATCTGGAATCCCGGTGCAGCCCGTGCCTCTTCCATTGTCGGCGCTTTGAACTCGTCAGGAGCCTGCCATGCTTCATAATCAAAGTCCCCGACATCCGGAATATCCGGTCCACGCCATTCCGGAGCCGTCGGCCACGGACGTTCCGTAGGAGCCGTAAAGGTCCCCGTAAAAGGATCAGCATACGTGGATGTTTTAGTTTCCCCGCCCCCGACATCCGATGCGTTCGGATCGGGAATACAGGTTTTCGTTACGTCATCCCATATTTTTCCATCCCCACACCGATCATTCAAACTCTGTTCCTCGGACTTTCTCCTCGCAAGCGGATCACCAGCCCGTTGCCACACATCCGATGCTCCTTCTCCTGCACCGCCAGCAAAGGGAGGCGTGTAATCTAAATTGCCATACAAGTTGTTGGGATCATAATCCTGTCCAAAGGGCGTTTGCCAATCGGCATCATCGTCGAGATATGCCGGACGACGCAAGAGATTATCCATCTCAGTCTTGGAAAACTGATCCCCCATTTCTGTTGAAAAGGGGCGATTTCTTAATGTAGATCGGTGATAATCGTAGGGACCGGCCATAATATTTACTCGTTTCTTAAGGGAAGTCGATCTAGTTGTGGTTCAAATGGACTATATGATCGTGGAGCAGGACGACGATACCCCATATCCGGCAAACCTGTAGGAATACCGGGATACTGAATCGGTGTTGAAGGTAGCACCTGATTCATGGGAAGACCCGTTATTGGGTCCTGCGCGGTCCATGATGTCGATACCGAAGGCGTTGGAACATTTGGCTGTAATGGAATCGTAGGTGATGCCGGAGCCTGTTGATCGCCGCCTCGACGAAACAACCCGGCGAGTGATCCTACCAATTTTGAAGCCCATCCCGTACCCGGCACTCCCATCGCACCAAGTACTGGCATCGCTATCGCGGCAGCAGGCACTCCATACTTTAAGAGCTTGGACAATTTGCTACTCTTCTGCTGATTCGACGGCAACACAGGATTTCCCGACGAATCTAAGACATATCCCGGAGGAGCCATCTGTGAGGACGTTAATGGCCGTGTCTCTCCCGTAAATCGCGGGTCCAAATCCGGGGTGACAAATTTCTCCGGATCAAGATCGAGTCCAAAATGTTCCGCATAGCCCGGAATAGCCGCCGCCTGCGCCTGTTTGAGTGGTCCACCAATCTGCTTTTCACGCTCATGGGCTACCTGAATTTCCCAATCTTCCACCGCCCGTTGTCGCGCCCGATCTTCACGAAGCATCCCCATCTGCTCCTGAAACTGGCGATCCTGTATCTCAGCCGCCTTGTTTGCGGATCGGGACCCCAACCACGCCCCAAGCAAGCTGGTGCCAGCGGCAATCCCCGCCGGAATCAGTTGACTTTTCAGGGATGGAGGTGTTGTTATTTTATCGATAAGTTTTTGCTCCCAAGTCTGACCAGCCTCCGAACCACCCCCGCTAGTCATTGTCCCAAACGGAGTCTGAATAGTAATATCTCGCGCTAATAACTCTTCATTCCATTTATCAAGAGGACTCGGTTCGGCTGGCAGCGTTGGGAAACTTTTTCTCCCTCCACCCGGCCCGGACGTCAACCACGCATCTTCAACAGCATCCTGCGCCGTGCGACCACTCGCAAAGTTGAGTAAATTCGTTTCCTCTTGCGCCCGTGCCGGGGATTGTGATTCCGTTGGAATTGACCTGTCCACGGGCAACTCAATATCTAGCTGACGACGGTTCGGGATTGTTCCTGTAAAAGCCTGCTCCGCTGCCTCCCTAGCAGTCATTGGACGCACATTCCCGTTTGCATCTAGCACGTATGGATTACTCTCATATTGTTGAGATAATGTATTAGGGTCTGCCATGATCTATCCTTTAGGTTGTTACCTGCTCCAAGACGACATCCAGCCGATACTGCATGGCCGTTGCGCCGGATGAACTATAGGCTGTTTCATACGTCACTGACGCATCTGCATCACTCCGAATCATCAGGTCCATACTCCCCGTCGTCGCGGTCGTGTTCCCGGTGAGGGCCGATCCAGACGACGTGCAGGCCACCGTCCCATCCGTCCACCGCAGGGTGACGGTCAGGCTGCTCGATGTAGAGGCGGCTTGCGTAATCCGTGCATATATCGAAACGCGATAGAGTCCCTTCGACAGCTTCGTGGTCAGCCCCGTCGGGGTCGAAATCGTCAGACTCGTCGCAGCAATGGCCGCGCTCTGGTCCGTCAGCGTGTCGAACAGCGTGCCGACCGCATACGGACTCTTTTCCACCCGATCCTGCATCTGCAAAAAATACTCGAACCATGGACTGGACACTAAGCCGGTCTGCAAATCTCCCCCCGATGTGGGGTCGATCTCGGTCGTGATGACCGCCGACGTCACCGGAATCGGAGCAGGTTTTGCCATTAGTGCATTGCGCCCTTAGCTTCGACGATGGCATCAATTATCCTCCACGGCACCGGATCAGTCATGGCGACCGCAATAATTACATTTCGTCCACTGCCACAGCGCCACCATTGGGCGCGATGCTGATATTCCCCAAGTTTCCCCGCCGAGCGCCAGCGTTCTTCGCTCCATGTTTCTCCCCCATCGGTGGACATTTGCATCATAATCTGCGGATCATAGCCCTGATCCGATGACGTTATGACCGGCGGCACTAAGGGGTCCCCCTCATCATCGTCAATATCCCATGTGGCACCGGGGAGGCCAATGCCCACATCACAATGCAACTGAAACTTGTTAATAATTAACCGATTCTGTTCGTTTTCCAGAATTGGTGGGACACGCTGTCGTCGCAAGCCGTTCCCATCGACATCCGTATAGAGATCGATATTCATTTCAAAGATACGGCCTGCACCAGAGACATCGCCCACCAGATGCTTGTTAAACGCATAACAGTGATACTGTGGTCCCCACATCTGATACCGCCGTGCGTCACTATCCCAATGACCGCGCTCATGCCACATGCCAAGCGCCAAATCATAGACCCATGTAGCATTTGCATTCGGAAAATTTAACTCGTAAAACTGATGCCCTTGATCCTGATAGGTAAACGCCACCGCATCGGACACATCATCATAGCGACTGAACGCCATTTCCACAGCATGGGTACTGACCCGTCGCACACTGTAGCCGTTCATCTGCACGACCTGACGATCTCCATCCTTGCTTCGTGCCAGCCATAAGGTCGATGCACCCAAGGTTTTCGCGGAAAACGGAGCCGCAATGCCATACGGAATCACAATCCCCGGCACGGGCGCGAACGGCATCGGGGACGTCCCGGCATCGTAAATCGGTTCCGTCGTTTCCGTGCCAAAGAGAAGAATCGTGCGGTCCCGAATGACCATCGCCTGCCACGGATCAGGGGCCGCAGACCGCTGTAAGGTATTAAGGCCACTCCAAGTCGTCCCATCCAGCAAATCAGAGACTTTTAACGTAGAGGTCGCCGCATCCAGCCCAAGAAAATAGCCGTCAACCATGCCTCCCTGTGTCACATCTGTGACCTGTTCGCCAAATACTTCTGTCGAAAAGTTATAAATATAGCCCTTATCGCCACTGGTAATGAATAGTTCATTCCCGGCGTCCCCATTCATGGCAAATGTCGCAGGATTGCTGTCGATAGCAACCGTGCCAATCTCGGTTAACTCCCCCGTAGAGGACATTTCATAGATTTTGGTGCCAATAGCGGCAAACGCACGCCCCGCTTGGGCAAATAATCCCCGACAGGCTGCGCCTTCTGTCGCATTTTCCGCAAATAACGCCAGTCCGGGCGTCGGATACAGCACCAACCGCTGCCGATTCGCTACTTCCAAACGCTCAGGATACATATTCATGCACTGTTCCGGTCGCGCCATCAGGCTTTGAGAGATATACGATGGCCCACAGAAGCCGGGATACGACGGCATTAGAACAATCCTCCTCGAAACTGACTGTTCGTCATCGTCCGGCTTCGTCGCGTCAGTGACGGATCAATCGGCACCTCGCGTATCCGCACATTCGCACGCTTAATGCGTAGCATCGCGCTCGATGCTTGCTGGCGGAGGTCCGGCGAGACAGGTATCCCATAAAAGGGAGCCAATTCGACGGCCAGATTGCTCCGAATGGCCCGTTCGTATCCCGGCGGAAACGTATAGGCCGTTGA